AAAAAAACCTACTAAAAATAAAAAAACCAAAACTAATAATAATAAATCAATTAAAAAGTAAAAAAAATGACTTTAAAAGAATTACAAAACATGATTAAAGAAGAGTTTGAAGCTTATACAAACGAAGCTGAAGACGATGTAGATGTATCAGTTAGTGATAACGATATAGATGCTGAAATGGGAGATATGGGAGACGATATAGATGATTCAGAAGAAGATGTTCTTCGTAGAATTTTTGACATATTAAAATCACACTTCGAAGCAGATGAAGATGCAGAGGATCTAGAAGATGAAGAAGGTGATGATATGGGAGAAATGCCTATGGAAGAAGTTGAACAAGAATTAGAAGAAGGAGAAGAAGATTTAGAAGAAAATGCTACTACATCTGCTCAATTCCAAAAAACAGGAATGGCTGCTGGAGGAGCTGGAAAAGGTGGTACTGGATATGATGCAGGATCAGTAGGTGGAAAAGGATCTACTGGATACGATGCTAAATCTATAGCACTTCAAGAAAGATTTAAAAAGCTAGCTAACATTATCAAGTAAAAAAATATGACTCTTGATGAGTTATTATTAGAATGGTCTTACAGGTCAGAAAAGGGGTACCCACGTGTGGGTAGCCCTTCTGATGTTTCTATTTTAAAAAAAATACTTGTTGAACTTAAATTATCTGAAGAAGACATAAGTAGTATAATTGATGAATTAGAAGATGAACCAGGAGGTGATGATCTTACTTCACCAGGTACTGATGGTATGGAAGATTCAGATATTGAAGATAAAAAAGAAAAACAAGTTAGATCAACTCCAGAACCAGAACCTGAACCAGAACCAGAACCTGAACCAGAAACAAATACACTTACAGAATATGATGAGTTAATTAAATCCGTATTTAACGGTAATATTCCAAAATCAAAAAACACATATAAATTTTCAAAATTAACTTTTGATGAACAGGTAAAACCTGATGATTTAGAAGTTTGGAAAAAATTATGGACTGTTAAGCCAAAGAAAAAAACAGGTGATCAAACAGAAACACTAGGAGTAGGAAAAGGAGAATTATCATTATATTGGTTATATAATCATTCACAATCTCCAACTGCTGGTAAGTTAGCAGAAGGTAGAGGAGATGATGCTCCTGATTTATGGTTTAATGGAAGTGGTACAGATGGTGTAGAAGTAAAAGCTTATGGAAAACCTAATGGTGTTATTGATTTAGGTAGATTTGGTAAGTTTAGAGATAATTTAAAAATGTTAAATACAATTTTTGGAGTTGCTGGATTAGCTGCTACATTTGAAGGTGAAGTAGAAGATCAAAAACAAAAAAATGCATTAACATGGGCAGGAGGTAATTTAAAAGACGCATTTGAACAAGTACATACACTATCACAAGTAGATTTAGAGCAAATAGCAGGAATTTGGCCCATATTTAAAGATATTAAATCGAATATAGATTATATCGAAACACAACTAGGTGGTTTTCAATCATCAGAAGAAGGAGCTAAAAAAATGGCTTTTAAATTTATTGGAGATAAATTAAGTAGAAAACCAGGTTGGGGAGGGCATTTAGCTGATATGAGTATAAGTGGTTTTATAAGATTTTGGCATATAGATAAAAATAAATTTGAATCTTATGATGATATTTTAGGTAAAGCTACTATAGGTGCTTCACAAGGAGCTATGAAATTACATTTTAACAAAATATTTGGTAAATAAATTTGGCTTTCATTAAGTTAAGTTATATCCTACAACTGTAGGGGTTTTAAGGTGAACGGCGGACCGTAACACCAACACAATGACACAATATAATCCACATAATATAGAAAAGACACTAAAGCGGATGGAAAAAGCCGATGAATTAAAAGGCATACATCGTTCAGGTACTAATATAATGTCGTTCTTTGATAATAATGATGAAGAACACGAATTACAAAAACAACAATCAGCAGCTGAAATTAAAAGAGATGAATATCTTAAAAGTGTTGAATTATTAAAAACACTTATACAGGAAAAAGGAACACAATCTGATTTAACCCGTATATTAGCGATAGGTCTTTTAATTGAAACAACAGATTTTCTTAATATACCACTAGATCGTAAAAAAATGTTAAAAGAAAATATGAATTGGTGTAACACACAATACGAAAAATATACAAATGAAAATTAAAAATATTGAAAAATGGACAGAGGATTATTATCCTTCTGTGGAAAAAATTAAAAGAAAAAAACCTCGTAAAAAAGATTTGGATACACCAAAGAAAGTTACTATGTTTAAGAAAAATAAAAAATAAAAATTATGGCATTTGAAGGACAAGCACAAACAGCATTAGAAAGATTAGATGAAGCTTTAGCTAAATTAAGAACATTAATCAAAAGAGGTGAACAACAAGCAGCTCTTCGTTTTATGGAAGAAGGTGAATTAAAAGACAGATATGAAGAATTACAAAATATGATAAATATATCTGGAATTAACCCGTTAGGAGCTAGAGGAGCCCAAAACACAGGAAGATTATAATATGTTATCAGCAGAAAAAATCCAATTAAATTGGAATCGTTATATTAAAGTAGTAGAGGATTCGTTTTCAAAAGAACGAACAGACATATTATTACCATTTTTAGACAAGTATAAAGAAAGAATGATGATGATGCCTGCTTCAAGTAAAAATTGGCACCATTCAGCATTTGCAGGTGGTTATACTGATCATGTTTTACGTGTATTTGATTGTGCTAATTCATTATATAAAACGTGGGAAGCAATGGGGGGTGATATATCCACATATACTGTTGAAGAAATGCATTTCGCCGCTTTATTCCATGATTTAGGTAAGATGGGCCAACAAGAAGGCGAGTATTATACTCCAAACGATTCACAATGGCATATTGATAAATTAGGACAAATATATAAATTTAATACTGACATTCCTGCTATGAAAATACCAGAAAGATCATTATTTATCTTACAAGAAATTGGTTGTAAAGTTACTCAAAATGAGTTTATTACAATTAAAATTCATGATGGTTTATATGATGAGTCAAATAAGTTCTATTTTATGTCTGGTCAAAAAGAAACAAGATTAAGAACACACTTACCATTATTAATGCATCAAGCAGATCATATGGCTGCTCAAATTGAATTTGAGTTATGGAATAATGCATCAGGTGCTGTTACTAAATCAAAACCAGCAAACGCTACTAAGGGTGATAAAACACTTAGAGCAGCTAAAAAAATAAACACAGCAAATAACCCAAACCTATCAAAAGCAACATTAGGTGTAATTGATTCGTTTTTTAAAGATTAAATATGATAACACTTAGTATTATACTAACAGTAGTATTTGTAGCTTCTTTTTTTATTATTAGAAATTTGTTAAAACAAGCTGAAAGACTAGAAGATATAAGAACAGAATACGAAGATTTTATTGCTAAACAAAGCGAAGCTATTCAAGCTTGTAATGAAAGATTAAATCAAATAGATGATAAAGGAATATTTCGTTCTGATGATGAAGTTGGTTGGTTTTTTAGAGAATTACAAAAAATTCAAGAAGCTCTAAACGAGTTTACCATTAAATAAAAATTAGTAAAAACCACATGTCAAACAAACTTAAGTATGCCCCTAGTCCTCCCCCAGAACCAATAATTGCTAATATACCTGAATTAGGTCCTAAAAAAAGAGGAAGAAAAAGAACCAAAAAACAATATTTTACACCAGATACAGACGCAGCTATAAAAGAATATTTAGCTTCATCTAATCAAGATGATAGAGATGAAATATTTAAAACAAGAATTTGGTACCCATTTTATAAATTAGCGGAAAATTTAATCCATACATTTAAATTCTATTATACAGAAGTAGATGATTTAGAAGATTTAAAACATGAAGTAATTTGTTTTCTTTTAGAAAAATTAGATTATTTTAAACCAGAAAAAGGTACTAAAGCATTTAGTTATTTTTCTATAGTAGGAAAAAATTATCTTATATTATATAATAATAACAATTACCAAAAGAAAAAACAAAAAGTAGATGTATTAGCAGCAGATGAAGATGAAGGTGTTTTACATCAATTAGGTAGAGATGGACGTAAACAAGAAATAAAAGATTTTATAGATTACCTTACAGAATATATTGATAAATATATGTTTACTATGTTTAAAAAAGAAAAAGATAGAAAAGTATGTGATGCTATAAACACTTTATTTAAACGAAGAGAAAATTTAGAAATATTTAACAAAAAAGCACTTTATATTTACATAAGAGAAATGACAGAAGTAGATACTCCTGTTATTACTAAAGTAACTAAAAAATTAAAAGTACTATATAAAGACTTATATAATGAATATATCACAACAGGACATGTAAAAGTCTAAAAAATTCCATATTTATAATAAAAAAATATGGATTCATTAAATCAAATATTATTTGACGATAAATCTTTTGGAGATTTACTAAAAGAAATTCACGGTAATCAAAAGAAAAAAGCAAAACAATTAGCATCTTTAATAGCTGAATTACGTCCTTTAGTTCAATCTTTAGGAGATGCTACTGTAGTTGTTCCATTAATTAAAGAATATATGGAAATTAGTGTTAAAAATGATGACCAACTAATTAAAATGGCAGCTATAGTACAACGTTTATCTACAGGTGCAGCTTCAACAGGAGATGGTGGATTATTAACAGCTGAAGAAATGGATCAATTAATGGATGTAGCTGAAGAAATAGCAAAAACAGTTGAAGAACCCAAACAAATAGAATCACCAAAAGAATCATAAAATGTCACAAGTTGCTGTAAGAGTTAAAGATATTATTTTAAATATAGAACATCCTCAAGCAATTAATTTTGGGGGGTATGATGCTATAGGGACTATTTTTTTCACTAAATTAGATGATAATACACCTTTAGAACAAACATGGACAAATATAAATAATACAGCTAGGCCTATTTTTTCTTTTTTAAAAAATTATCCTTTAAAAAATGAAATAGTATTAATAATGTCTTCCTATGATAAAAACATATATAATACAGGGGGTTTTACAAATTATTATTTTCCTAATTTAAATATATGGAATCATCCTCACCATAATGCTCTTCCTACTACAAAAGGAATATCTGATGATGCCTCTAAAAGAGATTATAAACAAACAGAAAATGGATTAGCAGTAAGACAAATAGAGGATGAAGGTACAAATATAGATTTAGGAAATTATTTTAAAGAGCAAACAAAAATTAAACCCCTTTTACCTTATGAAGGAGATACTATAATAGAAGGTAGATTTGGAAATTCAATTCGTTTTGGTTCTACTAATATAGGTGAAAGTATATTAGAAGAAAATAAAAATAGATGGAGTGAAAACAGTACAGTAGGAGATCCTATATTAATTATTAGAAATGGTCAGTTAGAAGAAACAGACGGTAAAGGATGGGTACATTCAATTGAAGATATAGATGATGATGCATCAAGTATATATTTAACATCTAATCAAAAATTAAAAAACTTCATACCAGCTTCTATTTACCAAAAATCTTTTGGAGCTAATTTACAACAATCTGAAAATATAAACACTTTATTAACAGATCCACCTTTAAATATTATAAGTGAACCAGAAATAGAAGAACAAGAAATATCAGAAGAAGAAGAACCAGTATTAAATTCACCACAACCAGTTGTTGAAGAAGAAACACTTGAAGAAGAAATAGTACCAGAAAATGTAGCATATTATGATGTAGCTCCTTCAGATAATAATGTAATAGATCAAAATACAGAAGTACAGTTAGATGATAAATCAATAAAATCAATAACTGATTATAATATAACATCTGAAGAATTAAATAAACCTTTAGGATCCTTTTTTATAGAACCTATTCCAGCTATTTCAGACCAAACAGATTTAGAACAATATACCCCTTAAAATTATGGCAACTTTTTTTTCTTTAAAACAATGTATATATTCTTCAACTTTAGATAAAAATAGTATTTTTTATTGTGGGGATGAAGAAGCTAAATTAATAGGAGGTAATGTTCCTGGAGATGATTATACACCTGATAGACCTGATTTAGAACAAGAAGTTATTATTACAAATATAAATAATCTTATGAATAAATGTGTTAATCCTATAAAAACACAATATCCGGATGTAGTTATAACTTCAGTTTATAGGAGTAAAACTTTAAATAAATATATAGGAGGGGTTGATGAAAGTCAACACATGTATGGATATGCTTCTGATTTAGTAAGTATTAATAATTTTAAATCATATGAAATATTTAATTGGGTTATTGACCAAAATATAGATTTTGATCAAATGATTTGGGAATTTCCTGAAAAAGGTAATGGGATAAATGGCTCTTGGGTCCATATATCTTATAAAAGTAATAATAACAGAAGAAAAACATCATTAGCTTCTAAATCATCTACTTTACATAAAAAATATGGAGGTGTTCAAATAGGAGAATATCAACATGATATAAAAAGAGCATATCCCGAATATATAATGGAAGAATCTGAAAATGTAGAACCTCCTGTATCTAAACATCCTAATGCTGATCAAGTAGAAAAGGGTAATGGATTTTATGTAATTATAGAAAAGCAATATGAAAATGACACT